GTAATAAATCCGGTAAAGGCCCCCGCCATCAACGCACCGCCCAGCGCCCTGTCGTGGATCTCCTCGCGGCTCAAGTCGGTGCTTTTCTGCAACTCATTGAAAAGAGTTCCATATGTTGCCCCGCCAGAGCGTGTGGCCGCAGGAACAAAAGAAGCCGCCCCGATACCAACTCGCTTTGCCAAAAGACTATTGTAACCTTTGATTGCCGCTAAAGCTCCTTCAGTCCCCCCATCTTTGACGGACTGTTTGATAAGCTCTTTAGTTAAAAGTGTCTGGGCTAGTGCTTCCGCCCCTTCTTCCCCCGTTTCGCGAAGCACAGAAGTGGTAAGGGCTTTACCCAAGCCCTTGGCTGTAAACCTCGCGCCTTGTCGGGCGGCGAAATATGCTGCCCCCGCAGCGCCTGCGGCGGGTGCCGTGGCTACGGAGAGAACTGCTGTAGCGGCTACGTCTACAATCAGGGGGGCGATGGTCTCCCCAATATCTTGGAAAAACCCAAAGTCTTCTCCAAAAAGTTTAGCCACTTCTCGCCTGTCGGAATTACGGCGGGCTGAATTTACAAGTGTGTCTTGTGCCCAGTCGGCCCCGAATGCTGCTGGGACAGCCGCTACTAACCCCGTAACGGAGTCCCAAAGGGACCAAGCAACGCCTTTTGTGCGCTCTGCAAATTCGCTGAAGTTTTTCTCATCTGCCAGAAAATCGGATAAGATCTCATGGTTAGCTTGGCCAGTTGCCCTGCCCTTTGTCAAAACATCAGTCCACTCGTCGGACTGGCCCGAGCGTCCCAGTAGCTCGCTCATGTGGCTGAAATTACTCTCCAAGAAAGCTGTCCGACTATTTATCAGCATCTCTTTTACAGAGTCATCAACATCCGGTCGGGCGGCGAGCATGCGATCAAACACATTCTTGTTGGCCATCGCAGCAGGGTGGACCGCAGGGCCAAGATATCCATACGTGCGAATATTCTTGCCCACTTCGTCATCACCATCGTGGAACTCAAACTTGTTGTTTGCGTTGGCATCGTTGAGGATGATTTGTTTGTAAGCCGTCTGGACTTCTTCCAGACTGAAGGCATCGCTCTCGCTGATGCCTTCTACATTGTTCAATCGTCGGGCCAACTCTTGGGTGGCCTCGTCAAAGAAGGCACTGCCTGCTTTAGAAATGGCTGCGCGTTTCTCTCTGGCGGCGGCAGTCCTTTCATCCTGTTCCCCACCAGTAACTTTACCAATTAGCCAGCCAGCAGCATCAGCGATGTCTTGGCCAGCATCATCCATGAACATTTCCCAAGCATCCTTCTTGTCATACTCAGAGCGGGCAAGGCGTGTCCCGTGGCCGGAGATCTGGTAGCGGAGAGTCTCGTCTTGCTCTGCAAGCTCCGCGATCATGTCGTGGGCCTCGCGCAACCGCTTGTATTTATACTTAGGTAGCTCCGTGCCCTGCTGAATAGACAACTGTTCTTGGGCAATATACGCATCAGAAAGTTGCACCCCGCCCAATTTGGAGTCTTTCAGGGCTGTGATCAGGCCGCTCTTAGTGGCACGGTCGCCAGCAATAAATTCAGGCTCCCCATCGTCCCCAGTAACAACTGCAAATCCAAGTTCGCCGCTGTGGACGGCTGCGCGTTTAACATCATCAAAACGGGAGCCAACAATTTGTTCCGTCTGTGCTCTGGCTTCCTCAAGTTTATCTAATGTCTCCTGCGCTGCTTCTGGATCAGCGGCAACAACTTTGTTCAATGACTTGTAACGAGTGACCGCTTCCCAATCGGGGTCTTCATACCCGATTGTTGACTGGATAAGATCTACCTTTGAATCAAAAGATTGTTCAGTAGGCTTATAGAAAGACTCCAGTAGTTCTGTGTCATCTTCTGCAACCAGTCCTTCCTCAAGCAAGGAACCAGAAAGCCCAGAACGAATCTCTTGTTCGATACCTACATTATACTGATCTGCCTTAATATACTCTTCCCGTAAATAATTAGAGTAATTCAACCTGCTCTGAATCTGGTCAGGGTCAACCGGAACTGTCTGGTTCCACTCAGAATACGTTTGGACTTCTAGTGGGGCCGGAGGTTCCGGCGTCTTCCCCATGAGGATTTCAAAATCAGTCATAGCTGAAATAGGCTTAGGATATGTATATTAAGAATTAGGTCGTGTAAAGAGAACCAATAGTCGAGGCCCCAGTGGGCGTTTTGCCCGCAGCGGCAGTGCTTTCAGTAAGTCTTTTCACTGCCTGAAAGGAGGTGCGGAGAGAAGCACTGTACAGGTCTTCGGTAGAAGCCTGTTTAATAAACTTAGGATCGAGATTCGGGTTAAGGTCGAGCATGATCGCTTCCAACTGCTTTCGTTCTTCTAGAGAAAAATCAAGTTTGCCAGAGGCTTTGGGTTCCTGCACCACCCCTGTCTTCAGAGATTGAGCAATGAAGTCATCATCAACCGCCCCCATCTTCATAAGGGTAGATTCATGCCGAAGCAGATTTTTTTGCTTTTTATCAATGTAGGACTTAAATTCCGTCCGCTCAAGTGCCTGTTGTTTTGCTGTGGCTGTTGCCTCCTCGCGGCCTTGCATATGACCTGCAAGATCTCTGTAAGATTGATCGAGTTCGGAGATTTCGCCATCAGCGGCAGTGCTTTTGGCGACTGCATCTACTGCGCCCACCTGTGCGAGTGTGTGGTGGATACCTGCTTCGCGGGTTTCCCTGCGAACTTTATCTGCTTCTTCTTTGCGGGCCTTGGCTGCATTCGCTTGTGCCGTCTGTGCCGCAGACGTGAACATGTTCTGCATAGCAGGGCTGTAAGGCAATGCCCCAGCCATGCTCATCTGCAAACGGGTAATGTCGCTGGTCTGCTCAAACGCATCCTTAGAGTCGTCGTCAAGAATAGCAGTCAAGTTTTCCATGACAGTAGGCATATATTCCATCGCCTCAATTTCTCCTTTAGCTTTCCGCCGTGTAGCGGCTAAGGCTTCCTGAGATCTTTGATACGCCAGATCCTGCGCCTGCATATTGAGGAGGTTGTTTGCCATCTTCATCGATTGCTCCTGCAACGGGGCAATCGTCTCCTTGTAATTGGTATGGAGTTGACGGAACTCAGACTGGCGCATGCCGCCCACAGGGAAAAACTGTGAGCGTAGCGGAGCGATGTCGGTATTGAAATTGAGGGCCGTGATTGCCATGATTAAAGGCCGCGTTTAGGTGTGGCACTACCAATTTTAGAAGCAGGGTTCCGCCCAAGACCTTTATATCTGCGGACTCCTCTTTCATCCTCGTCCTCATCCTCGTCCTTAGTCGTGCCCTCCTTGAGGCGTTGTTCCATCAGCCTGTTGGTTAAGTCCCTGTACCTACTCTCCTGCTCTTGGGTTTTCTGCATCAAACCAACCGCTTGCTGCTGTTGCCCTGCGAGACGCCCCCGTTGTTCTTGGGTCATAATGTTTGGCTCGCCAAGCTTCTGAGCAGCGGCAGCACCAAACATTTGGTTGGCTTCAGTCGTAGCCCCTACACGACGCAGGGAACGGGCTGCACGGCGCATGGCACCGGAGCGGGTTTCCAATTCAACGGGTGCTTCGCGCAGGGGGCTACCGGAACCAAGTTGGTAGTTCTTGTCTTGCATGGCGGCAAGTCTGTCCAAACCTGTCTTGGCACCCATCACTTTCTGGGCCGCTTCGTAGGGGTCTTTGGCTCCCTCTTCGGAAACACCAATCCCTTCTTTCTTCAAGAAAGAGTCAAAGCCCTCTTCATCAAAAGCAGATCCCGACAACCCGCGCCCCCGTGCTTCTTTAAGGAGATCGGCAGTAAGGTTGCCTTCCTTGGATAAAGACCGAAGACCCCCAGCAATGTTTTTGCCCAATTGTACCTCTTCTCCAGAGCGGCTAGAAGGTCTCCATGCCAGACCTTCTTCGTCCTCGTTGTCCATTCGGGACGACGGAGTGGCGGCAAGGATTCGGTCGAAGGCTTTTGGCGACATGCGGTCGATTGCACTGGTATCTACACCCGCCGCAGGTTTCTTTGCTGATTTTAAGAGAGCCTTCTTAGTCCCCGCCTTAGTGGCTGCTCCCCCTGAGATGGGATTGGTTACTGCTCCCTCAAGTTCGTCATCTTCGTCGTAGCCGCCCGCATCTATGCCGAATTTCTTTTTTTTGCCGTTTGCCATGATTACCAGAGGTAAAACCTAAGTTACCTTTATTAGCGGATACTGTCAATTCCAGCAATTGGTTAGCGGAACTGGAAATAGGGGGCAATAGTTAGCAAAAGGTGTCCACCATTTCCCAGACTAGCCGGAACCCGACTTCAAAAAGTCTTCTCTAATACATGTGGGCTTATTGGAGAGTCCAATAAGCCCATACGTTTTATAGAGGACTTTTGTCTACGAGATCAGATTTGCCTCTGGATTCTCCAGCGATTTACCTAGTGACTCGATTGTAACCTGTTTCTTGAACCCTCCAACCTGCTCCTCTTTCGGTGGATCAATAGCGACGAGCCCCAACCGCTGGCGGGCGCAGTCCAGCGCGAGAAAAGCAGCATCTGCCAAGTCGGGGCTGCGCCCGAAGCGAGACTTGAACTCAGGCTTGGACTCAATTTTCACTTTAAGGGAGCCAGTCTTGATCATGTCGTAATTGCGGGCACACATCTCTTGGGCGAGATCTGAGCTTATCCCGTAGACCTGTCTCGTCCTCATCAGCTCCTTGCCCACAAACCAAAGTTCAGAAACGCGGTTAACGTAGAGTTCCAATCCAGTCAGTTGGCTGTTCATGGAAACACGTTTGTCTGACGCCCTACCTCCAAACGTGACGCGCATGAAACTTGGGGACCACTCTCCCGCCAGCACGTCACAGAAAGGTGCGCCCGCACCAGTGGCATCCACCGCCAAGTTTTCTGGGCTGACCCCCCTACGCTTACAGTGGTCAATAATCTGCTGGACGATCTGGTAGGTGCGGGGCACTGCTTTATTCGTAGCGTCGTCGTTCAAGTGGATAGCCTCTGTGAACTGGCAGACGTATTGTCCATTCTTGGCATAGCCAACTTCGGCAATCGACAGAATTGTCCTGTCACCACCATTTGTAAATGCTGGGTCAAGCCCCGCCACCAGTGTGGGTTTGTTTGCCCATTCCACCTTGCCCAGCGCCCCGCTCTTGGTAAGCTCAGATTCAGCGTAGATACCTGTTGTCTCATCACTATCAAAAAATATTGCCCTAATCATCCGCATATACCCCCGCGATGTAGGCCCCAGCAGAAGACGGTCCTCTTCCAGTTTGGCGGCGGTGGGAAGCCAAGGATACTTGGTCTCTCCCAACAACACGTTCGGGCTGCGCTCCCCGTCCAGCCGGATGTACTTACCGCCCCACTTGGTCCTCCACTCATCAGCGGTCTGAATATCCACAGAATCCCACCCGCCCTCTGGCTC